TGTCCACATCAATGGCACGAACCCAGCCTTGCTCATCTGGATTATGATCAGACTTGCGAGCAGCGTGTCGGGTATCACCGATCCAGCCATCCGATGTGCGGTCACGATCTGGGAATGAGTCATCAATCTGTTCCCTTAATTGACCAGCAGCTTTAGAGAGCTTAGGCTTCACTTACCTAATTTCAATCCTTCTGGAATTGGCTCTGAATACTCCCACTTTGTAATGTAAGCACCTTGACCATCTGAATCATCAAAAAGGAAAATAGATCCAGTAATAGAGTCAAAATCTTCTTTTGTTAATTCAGGATAAACTGCGATAATCTGATCGTATAAACTCATCTTTATGCTCCTAAGTATGTCATGACTGCTTGACCTTGATTTCCATCTACATAGAACATTCTTGCAGTTCCAGAATCTTGCCAGAGTTTTAATTCTACATAATCTCCAACTGATAAATTTACAATACGAGAGAAAAAATAGTTCTGCTCGCCGACACCTGCAACACAAGCATCTTTGTAAAGGCAGATTTGAGAACCATTTACAAAATACACAAGACGCACAGCATGGTTGCTCGAATAACCCTGATAAAGCACTGTGTAATTTATTAGATAGTAACCTGCTTTACCGCTTGGGACTGTAAAGCGTGAGTTATTTGTAGTGTTATCGTGAAATCCATTTGTATCAAATGTTTCTTGTGGAAATGGCATTGTTGTAGTAGTTGAACTATCAACGCTTATGCCGCTGTCATTTCTAATTGACGCTCCAACAAATGATGCAGAACCGCTGGCTGGGGTAGCCCAACTAGGTACACCAGATGCAACAGTAAGGACTTGTCCTGTGCTACCAATGCCGAGACGAGCAGGGGTTGAACCACTTGAAGAGTAGATCGTGTCACCTGTGGTAGTCATTGGGTTAGTCATGCCAGCTGAATCGGAAGACCAAACAAAGTCCATGTCTGTGTTAGTAGCCTTCTTGAGGACTTGACCAGTAGTGCCACCCTTGAGATCGACAAGTGAAGCATCGATAGAGTCGCCTAGTGTCTCAATGGCTACTGCGCCATCCTTGACTAGGTCAGTACTGGTTGGTACTGCCCAACCAAAATTAGGGGTTGTTGTTGCCATTAGGTTAGAGCTCCGATCGCTTTAGACCACTGTAGTGTACCATTTACGCCACTCCAGATGGTGTTAGTTGGAAGTACTGTTGCCCATGTCGGGGCGATAAGTGAAAAGTCTGTAGGTGAGACATAGATAGTCGCATCCACGAATGTTGGTGTGGCTCTCATAGAGATGCCCTCTACAAAGCCTGAGAAGTACCCTTCGAACATGTTGAAGGGTAGGTTAGTGATAACTACTGGCTCGCCAAAGAAAAGGTTAATTAAGTCATCCCTTAGGGCATTAGGCATATTAGGATTGTCAAGTCTAAAAGTAATCTGATCTAGCTGTGTTCTAGGCGTTGAGCGCAGGGCTAAATCGCGCTCAATGATGTCCTCGATGTCAGCCAGAAAGCGGATATTAGAATCGAATGTCCTTTGATAGCGACCATAGGTAATAATAGAAGCATCGTCTGTGGCTGAGTATGTGCTGCCGTAGTCATTGCCATAGCGCACGATCTCGCTGTTACGAATCTTGCCAATCTGTAGAATCGACTTAACGCTAGCAGGGGAAGCGTAATTCCCATCTAACTGGGTTGAGCCGTTAGCTGCTAAATAATTGCTTCTATGATCCGCATCTGCATAGCCGATGCGACCCTGCTTGTCCTCGTAGAGAGTGCCAAGCGCGCTGTCTGCTATCTGCTGGACTAAAGTCTGTGTGTTGCGATCAGCTGCTGAAAGATTATCCATCTGATAAAGACCAGTATCAATCTCACCCAATCCAACATTCTCAGCATTAGCCCATGTAGTAGTCGGATTATATTGATTCCATTGTAAAGCGGGTGCAACATCTTGCCACTCACCGACTAACAGATCTTCAAGAATAATAGCAATCTGCTCACCATCTAGATTGTGTGCCACAGAATTTGTATAAATGGCTTTAGGCAGTTTAGCCAAAGCACCCACTGCAAGGATTGTGCCAAGAGTTACAAACCCTGATTCCTCTGGGCTTCTGACTGAAGTAGTAAAGTCTGAGACTGTGCCACCGAATACAGGCACATAAGTGCCACCGCTATCTTTAAGCTCTAGAGTCAGTAAATCTGTAACATCGATGTCAAATAGGGCATTAGTTGAATTAATGATGTCCATGCGGGCATAACCTGCTTGACATTGGCGATCGATATCGATGCGACCAATAGTGACATTAACTGAGGTTACATTGGTGTAGACAGTCGTACCGACTGTTATGCGCCATTCTGGAAGCCATGTCATGAGATTGCTAAGCTCGTAGTTCCACGCTGATTGGCTTGACGGATAGCATCCTCAATGGCTCTAGCAATCGCTTCTGGATCGCCTACACCTGTATTGACAGTGATGTTAAAATCTCGATCGCGTGAGCCCACTGCGCCTGAGTTGAACACAGAGCCACCTTCTGCTGCTCTAAAAGAACCAGCATCAAATGAACCTATTGATCCACCTGCAAAAGAATTTACTAGGGCATTGAACGCGCCTGAATCTTCAAGAGTCTGAAACACTGGAGCAAGTCCATCGATGAGTTTAATAAACTCTTTACCATTTTCGCCAATAACTGAAATTACTCCGCCAAGATCTTCGTTGGCTTTGTTAATTGCTTCAATGCTTCTAGGTGGCGTAGTTGGATAAATGCCGTTAGGTGTCTGGATGAATCCACCACCGCCACCGCCACCGCCACCGCCACCGCCACCGCCACCGCCACCACCGCCTGCAGCAGGTGGAACGATTGTAGGTGGCTTTACTTTAGACAATAGATCTAACATCTCTCGGATCTTGCGCAGTGCGTCATCAAGATTATTCTGATCGATAAGATCCTTAGGCTTTAATCCTTTAAGAATAGACTCGATTGCAGCCATTTGTGTGTTCTGACCAGTAAGGGCATTAAGAACACCGAGATCTGCATTAAGTTTCTTGGTTGCAGCGATAATTGCTGCTTCATCCTTTGCAGCAATAGCATCTTCTAAAGCAAAGATTGACTTTTTAACGTTTAAGCGAGCTGTGTCATTGGCAATTTGTAAGAGTTGTGATGAAGTAGTTGCCTTGCCTAATTGCTCAGCCTGATTAGTTAAAGCTGCTGCAACTTGGATCTTGTCCATATCAAAGACTTCTTCACCCTTGCCAAGAGCAAGGTTAGCCTTGTCGATAGCTTGCTGTAACTTCTTAGCCTTTAATTGTGCAGCAGTTTCTTTTGTAAGAATCTTAGCTTGAGCAGTAGTTTTTTTAGTAACTACAAATTGATTTTGTAAAGACTTTAAGTGTGCATTGTCCGAAGCCTTCTGGATTGGTGCTTGCTTTCCAGCCTCACGCAATACTGTCAGGTAAGTACCTAGAATAGGAATCATACCTACATTGATGCTGCCAATGATAGGCAAATCTTTCAATTTCCCGGCTAAAACTCCTATGCCACGAATGACATCTGCAATATAAAGAGCAGTCTTTTCCATATTTGTGGCTAGGTTTGCAACGCTAGTATCTTCACCAAGTTTAGTTAGTGCATCGATTAAGCCAGTGCCGATTATCTCGCTGGCATTAGCAGAAGCCACTCCGAGCTTGTCGATTGAACCCTGAAAAGTATTAGCAGCAGCTGTAGCAGATCCTGCGAATGTGCTTTGTAGTTGGTTCGTTATATCCTCGAAAGATTTAGCCTTAAGGTCTGCCTTTGAGATACCCACACCAAGTCGAGAAAGAGCGGCATTGTTACCTAGATATGCACGGCTTAACGCTGCTGTTACGCTAGAAAGATCTTTGCCAGTTGAAGCAGAAATGTCCAGAGAAAGATTAAGAAGTTTTTGAGCTTCTGCTGTATCTCCTGTTGCTACAGCAAGAGTTTGATAAGCAGGACGAAGAAGATCATCAACAATGCCGAACTCTGTTTGTAGTCTCTGGATGTATTCTTCTGATGCAGCAGCATCTCTACCAAGTCCAACATTCTTAAGAGCTAGTGCTAACTGTTGCTGTGCTTTCTGATCTTCTGCTGCTGCTTTGACCGCAGCCTTGCCATAAGCAAGAACTTGGGTAGTACCGAAAGCCAGACCAAAAGCCCCAGCTAGTTTCTTGACATTCTTGGTGAGTTTATCTGTTGCAGTATCTGCTTGCTTAAAGGCTTTGTTGCCAACGAACTCCGCTGCAATATCAATCATTACATTAGCCATGATTTACACCTTTGCTCTCGCATTAAGTTTGTTAGCTGCGCCTTGAATTGCCTTAAGTACTGCATCTCTAGCCTTGCCATTGTTTTCTTCATAAGCACGAAACAAGGCGCGACCTTCCATCTTGGCATCACCCTTCATGGATGCGCCATACTTACTATTTTGATTCTGAACAAAGCGACTTGTTGGAGTCTTTCGACCCATAGTCTCGTAGATTGCTCCAGCAGCACTCTTATTGAATACGCGAGCAAGAGATCTAAATCCTCTGCGATTAGGCTTAGAAGGTGTGGTCTTATAACCAATGCCGGACTTTACGATTCGAGCATTGTAACTAGGAAAGCGAGCCTCTGAACCTTCTCGGGCTAACCATCCGCTTAAGACTTGATCATCATCTGGCAAATAGCCTTTAGCAGCTTTAGTAATTGGCTTTAGAGCTTGGGCAACTTCTTTAGGCAAAGCCTTAGCAAGATCAGGACTGAACTGGCGTAAAGACTTTCTAAGAGCGACCGCGCCCTTTACGCTTGCTGGCATCGCTCACCTCTTTCGCTTCATCCTTGAGCCCTTGCACTAATGCATCGAGCATGGTTTTATCTAGATCCAACAACTGCT